TGGACCATGCTGAAGGAGGTTTACAAATCAAGTGATGACGTGCATTTCGTGGAAGAGCCCGTGGGGTTGTGGGACAATATAAAGGATGCACAAGGGGTGCCCATTCTCACCAATTTCTACAAGGATCCCAAGGCGCATGCATTCCGGTTTCAAATGATGGCCTACATTTCGCGCCTGGCGTTATTGCGCCAAACGGTTCGCGACAATGCCGGGCGCTGTCGCGTCATCATCACCGAGCGCAGCGTGGACACCGACCGCAACATCTTCGCCAAAATGCTTTACGACCGCGGCGACATTGCGCACGATGAATACACCATTTACAACATGTGGTTTGACGAATTTGTTCAGGACCTGCCGGTAGCTGGCCTCGTCTACATTCGGGCGGACCCCGAAACGTGCATGCAGCGCATCCTGAAACGAGGACGCGAGGGCGAGACCATCCCGCTGGAATACGTGAAGAAGTGCCACGACTATCACGACGAGTGGATCAACGGTGTAACATGCAAAAAACTGGTCATTGACGCCAATCCAGAAATTGGAGACAACCGCGTGGAACAAATCATGCAGTTCGTGGATGAGATTTAAATTTGAAAAACCAACCCAACCAACCCAACCAACCCACCCAACCTCAACCAACCTCAACTAAAAATAAAACAACTTATTTTTTATTTTATTTTTGACACTTAGACCGTTGGGGTTGGACCGTTCAGACCGACGTTTGGATCCTCCATACAGGAACGGATATAAATTAAATATTTACAATATTATAAATGAACCAAACAATGGATGCACGTCATCAAATATTTGGTCATGCGATAAAGGAATTAAAAACCCGAGAGGATTTAAGGTACCATGACTTTTTGGGGTATACCGACTCAGGACGACAGCGGTTATATTTGTATCAATTTATCAGAGACACAGAGAACACCAAACGCGGAACATTGGACATTGGTGAATTCCATTTGTGGAGAAAACAATTGGCAGATTCTACCACGCACTACTATACAACATACCTTGTGATTTATCAGATGAAGCCAGGTGAAACCAGGTTCATCAAATATGATTATGAAAAGATGTGTGATCCCGTTGAGTTTTTCCAAGATGTCCGCGTGTTCTATCTTGGCGACATTGGATACGCAATTTCTAAATCAGTTACTCCAGAACAGGTCGCCAACAAATATTTTGGTAGTTCAGATTTTTCAACAATTTTTTCATATATTTCAAATCGTGCTGATTTTAATAGACGCAAATCACTTGAATATGCAGCAAAGATGGGGACACCGCTGGACGCTGAATTAGCAGTCGCCAAAACAGTTCCGTTATTAGGCACGCATCATCGTCCGGAGAAGTCAACCGTTCAAAAATATTGGGATGCAACAAAACAAAGCATGGTTTCACCATTTATGCCAAATGCATCTCCTTCTTCGCGTTTAGAATTCCTTGGTATGTCTTTGGCCGCCGCCGGGGTTGTCAGGAATCCAACTGTGCCAAAAAAATTGTCTGCAGCATTGGCTGCATTGTCGGTCTTGCCCACGGCTCGGTCAATCTACAATAAAAAAAAAGAGATTGATTCTGAACAAAAACAAATACAAGAAATGGTGGAAGTTCCAGAATCAGAACGTGACGAATTATTGACCAAGGGTGCATTGTCCACTCTATTGATGCAACGTTTATCTCAAAACCCATCAGTTGACCCCATTGTTGGACAACATGATAAAAAAAAAATGTTTATGGCATTGCATGGTCGCGTGCACTCAAATAAATCCGATGGTGGATCAAAAAAATCCAAATGTACACGTAAACTGAAACGCAGACGCAAACATGCGTAATAAATAAATAACTAACCTCCACCCATAATATGCACACACATTAAATTTTGCGGTCAACACATCCAATTCATCACAAGGTTTGATGAATTTGTTGAGAATATGCCGGCACACGTGTTTCGCACTTCCAGCATGAGTGCCATGTGGCATGCGCCCAGCGCAATCATGGCCAGCATGCGCGGCAGCTGTTTCAGCATGAAGCGCTGCTGCACCGCATCGCGATGGTCGCTGTCGTCCAGCAGCGAATACTCCGAGTGGTGGTGGTGGGTTGGACCCGGGTTGTTCAAAAGGCGCTGCGCAATAGTGGTGTTGATTTCGGGCGCGCACCGTCGCAGCAGTTTCAGCGCGGGATAGAACGCAACCGCAATGAACATCATCATGGACAGCCAAATGTTGCGGTCGGCCACAAGGACAATGTAGGCGACGTCCATTGCGATTACTGCGACGTGCATGCCGCGGTTGGCCCATTTGGCCGCGCGGGCCACCACGATGACGCGCTGCTCGTCGTCTGGAACGTAGAGCCGCATGGTTTGGCGGCTGGGCTCGTGCAGTTGCGCGCTCAGACCGTAGTGATACATGTTCGTTAGGGTGGACCCGGTGTAAACAACGCGCAAAATCGTCGGCGGGTGCACGACCGCTAAAAACAGGCTTTGCAGGAAGCCAATGCAGGAGGTCCAATGAAACATGATGCCAGAGGGTTGCATTGATTTGATTTGATTTGATTGGTTGGGCGGTGGTATTATACTATAATCACATAACTATAATATAAATGCAATGCAACATTCATTTGTTTTGATTTGATTTGGGTTCAGTTCAACAACAACTTTTGCCGCCCCGACGGCGGTTTGTATTTCAATATGTCCAGCTCCTTGGATGTGGTGGGGAAGCTGGCCGCACCGTAAATGTCCTGCAGCAGCAGCCACTCAAACATGCCGCCGGGATACACGCGCACGTGTTTGAACCCGAGGCCCACCAGTTGCTGATATTTTTTATAGACCGTATCGTCATTCGCGTTTTTTCCATACACGATTATCTCTCGGTCCTTTCCATTCGGTTCCGACAGCATCGCGTTCATGGTCGCTTCCTCTTGGTCAATTGGCATGGTGCCCGGAATTAGGCAGGCTTGCATGCCCGGCGGCAGCGTGTTGATCAACAATGCCGGGTGCGCCGTTGCATAATAATTTGAATGCTGATACTGCTGAATGGGATTTGCCGTTCGGCACATGCACTGCATGTCCTCATAATTCACCTTGGAAATGGAAATGCTTGACCCCATCACTTCATTTATGGTTTATCTGGGTTAATAAATTAAATCATAGACATGTATTTAATTTATTTTCATATGAATTCATTCCTTGTCATACCCAATGACCGCGCAGTCCAGCCGCTTCCCCGAATTCCCGGTGGTCAGCGAATCCGGATGCCCGCCCTTGCCCAGGTCGTCCTCGTCATCGTGAATGACGAGTGACCGCCCAATTATGGAGAGTTCCCCCTCAAAAAGGGAGACCTTGGGTGTTGTGAAATGAAACGTGCTATAACGCTCTTTTGTCGCGGTGATGTTGCCAAAATCCCCCGCGTGCGAGTGAATCCCCGCGCGCGAACCGTGCTCCGCATTGGTGGGGTTGAAATGCCCGCCGCAGTTGGCGCAGTCGCTGCTTAATAAATTACCGAACTGGTGCACATGAAACCCGTGCTTTCCGGGTGCCAGATTTTCAATGTGTCCCGACACCTTCACCGGCGAAAACGGGTCGTCCTGTTTGAACGACACGTGGCTGCCCTTCAGTTTGCCCTGAAACACCGCGATTGCCTTCATTGACCTTATTAAGATAATGTTGATGTGTTTAATACTTATTTTTTTTATATTTTAAATTATATACTATAATAAACAAATAATAATAAACACGCATGACCACACCACTTCAAAGATTTTTTATTGAATATTACGATATAACCGAAAATGTGCATTTAATATTGAATATTCATGATATTGATATTTTGACATATGTGAATTATCTCATAAACAATGAAACGAACAATTGTTTTAAAAAAAAATACGATAACAAAACTCAGTTTCACATAATGCATTCATTGAACACTGCATATGAAATTTTTGATCACAAAATAGAAAAAACCGAGGTTCAAAATGAAATAAAATTCTCAAAAATAATCAATAATTCAAATGTGGTGGCATTCTCAAAAACTATTGCATCTGCCATAAATGGATCAACCAATTTCAATAATTACAAACAATATGAAAAAAGTGATTATTATAAACTTCTAAAAATATCAATCATTTGCGAAACCCATGACACAAATGCATCCATTATTGGGTTAACATCCTTTCAAAAAATGCCATTTGAATCGTTTGTGGCAAATGACAACACATTTAATTCGCAATTTAATGTGGGACAACTTTTACCGTTGCACAAGTCAATGATTTTTCACAATCAATACATTGCAATTGAAGGCAACATTTTGGGATCAAACATTGACATATTCATTTATTCAATTTTAACATTAACCATGCCAATCATCATTTCAGCTAATGGATTAGAAGTAAATGAAGTTTTCTCCGACCTTGTTGCACATGGGTTTGATTTGAATGGAATTATGATATTCAATGACAATTCTCAATTTGTTCAATTTATAAATAACGTAAAATGGAACGATTATGAAAATCAGCATTTGAATGTTCTTGCAAATAATAAAAATGTTTTGAATGATTTTATTTCAAAAGAGATCACTCGTGTAAAAAACTCAATCAATGATGGATTCACATTCATTCAACCGTCGCGCGGATTTAAAAATGCAATAGATTTATTTTACAAAAATGATCCAACTGATTTCGGTTTCATTGTGAAAATATTGGCTGACATAAAATTGAAAAATGACGTGCATCGCCATGATTTAACTCATGCAAGTGAAGTCATTCGGTTTGTATATAAAATAAAAAATAAAAAAAATGCAAATAAATCAACATTGCATTTTCAAGAAGCATGTGATCGTGTCACAAACCTGTATCATGATATTTTTACATTTGCAGATGTAAAACTTAAACCAACCACCAATGTGAATACAACCATATGCTGTTTTTGTCCCTGCCTTGAACCAGCTGATGAAATGTTAAGTGGTGTTCCACATTGTAAATGTGATATAAAAATGACTCATCTAGTCAATTCTGATTTAAATTTAATGTCGCCGGGTTGGATGATGTCATGGTTTTCCAATAGCGATTATTTAAATTTCAAAAATAATAAAAAGTTTAGCGTCAGTTATTTATTTTCATTGAGAGGAATTTCTGAAATGACCGAACACATGAAAAGTGATAATTTCACTTATTCGGTTAGACAATACATCATTGATAATCTTCCGAAAATTCATACACCAAAAGTCATTTACATGACCAATTGGAACAAAGATCTGCCCAAAAAATATCCACATGTGCCATTGCTGCCAGATTCCAAAGAATGTTTATATTATTCAATGTTCAACATATCTCTTGAAAATTCTAAACAGGTGAATTATTTTTCCGAGAAAATCATAGATTGTTTCTTGACATTCACTATACCGCTGTACATTGGATGTCCAAACATTGGCGAATATTTTGACACTAGAGGCATTATTTTTGTATCAAATGCATATGACTTAATAAGCAAATGCAATTCATTGACGCCGGGATTGTATCATTCATTGCATGAACATTGCATAAATAATCATTTTTTAGTAAAGTTTTGGACAAAAAACTACAACCACACAGACCTAATCAAGGGTTATATTGAATTCATGGAATCATACTATCACTAAAATCTAAATGTTAATTTTGCGCGCAGCTCCCTTTTTTGCGGTTCGGGCCAGACGCAGCGCTCTACTGGTTGATTTACACCCGTTCTCCAGAATGGCGTAGTCCACTGCAGCGGCCTTGCCGCCCGTGATCGCGCTGGCCAGTCGGGCATAGCCCCACGACTGCGGGGTTTGATTGGGACGGGAACCCGATGAATAAAATGCGCCCTCTCCCTTCCTAACAATTTGTTTTAGCGCGCCGATAGAACACTTGGTGGCTTGGGCCAGTGCCGCATTTGGAACAATGCGGTCCACATGATACATGCGGCGCGCTGTAACCACGTGCTTGGATGCCACGTGGGGGAACGATTTTAGCTTCGTTGTGCGACCATAGTATTTGCCGCGCTTATACAGCCGGCGCGACCGCTTCAGCATGGCAATCTGCTTGCTGCGATCTTTGCGCGACAATGCGCGGGGGACATGGCGCCTTGGCACATTCAGTGCTGATTCGGATGTCATGTGGTGAGGTGCATACATATTGTGCATAATATAAATTATGCAAAATGTAAACAAAAATGCATGGGGGTGGTTCAAGTTAATAGGACGGGTTGCTGCTGTTTTCATTTGTTTAAGCACCACCAACACAATGCATGATTACACATACACGGTTGACTTTAATTGATTTTTTTAAAAAAATGCAACAACAGAAAAAATATTATATAGGCATACTATATAATCGCAACAAAACATGCTATCGTTCAATCAATTGACTGGACAATGGGTCAGTGACAACAATGGCAACACGACCATTGGCACATCCAGTTCTGCAAACACGAATCCGCGATTGCCGGCCAGTGCAGCTGTTGCGCAGAACAATTCAGCAGTTGGATACGGGGCTTTGAAAAACAATCAAACGGGGAAATGCAACGTTGCAATTGGAACAAATGCATTGAACACCAATGTGGGAGGAAGCAACAACATTGCAATTGGCGCGAATGCATTGTTTAATCCGGGCACTTATGCAGAGCAAGCTGGGAATAGCAACATTGCTATTGGAATCAATGCGCTGAGTGGGAACACGGGTGGCCAGAATAATGTGGCCGTTGGTTCTGCAACAAATTCAAATAATCATGATAATTGCATTTTAATAGGAAATGGTGCAGTCACGCAAGATGACACTGAAATTGGGTTGGGAGGATTGAACACGCGGTCAGGCACCACTGGTTCCCATCAGCATGTTGATAAATTCCTGCAGACTAGATTGACCGGCGGAAGCACCGGTCAAGGCACATACTACATTCCGCTATTTCCCGTTGCCAATTCGTTTGAAGCGATTCCGGATGGAACCAATTGGGGAGATTATCTGTTTTGGGCACCCACTGGCACAACGGGTGAATGGCAAGTGGGAAACACGAATATAACCCTTGGACAGAATGCCGGGTTAACCGGTCAGGGTGCCAACGCAGTTGCCGTTGGTCACCTGGCGGGTCAAACCGGGCAGAAAGATGATGCAGTTGCTATTGGATACAGATCTGGTCAAATTGGACAAGGCCTTTTGACAGTTGCAATCGGCGCTGGAGCTGGTCTTACCGGGCAGAATAATGGAGCAGTTGCAATCGGCGCTGCAGCTGGTCAAACTGGTCAAGGTCTTGAAGCAGTTGCAGTTGGTTTTGAGGCTGGTTCATTTGAACAAGGACAATATGCCGTTGCCGTTGGTTTCCAGGCGGGTCAAACCGGACAGATGGCCAATGCAGTTGCAGTTGGTCACCAGGCTGGTGAAATCTATGGCAAGACCGGCGCAGTTGCAGTTGGTTTCCAGGCCGGCCAATGCGCGCAAGGTTATTCAGCAGTTGCCGTTGGTAACCAGGCTGGTCAAACCGGACAGGGTGACGGTACAGTTGCCGTTGGTCACCAGGCGGGTCAAACCGGACAGGGCAATTTCGCAGTTGCCATCGGTCCCCGCGCGGGTCAAACCGGTCAAGGCCAAAATGCCATTGCCATTGGTCACCTGGCTGGGTGCAGTGGTAGTCCTCAAGTTGGAGGAAGCATCGTGTTGAATGCAACAGGTGTTGGAGTGAATGCCGGAAACACCGGGTTTTTTGTGGACCCGGTCAGAGCTGATGTAGCAGACGACAATTTGGTTAATTATAACGCGGTAACAAGAGAACTCACTGCTAGTGGCAAAACGTTCATCATTGACCACCCTCTTGATCCCGTCAATAAACATTTGGTCCATGTTTGTCTGGAAGGACCCGAGGCCGGCGTTTATTACCGAGGCAAGGGTGAAATCGTGAATGGATCGTTCGTCGAGGTTCAGCTACCTTCGTATGTGGGGACATTGTGCACCGACCTCACGGTTCAAATCACCCACATATATGACGGCTCCGTCAAAGTGTTCAGCTCAAGTGAAGTGGACACGGCAGCCAACACATTCACGGTGCACGGCGAGAACGGCCGGTTCAACTGGTTGGTGCACGGAAAGCGCGGCGACGTGACAGTGGAGCCCAACAAGGTTGATGTGACCGTTCGTGGAGACGGCCCTTACAAATACATCATCTAATGACTAATTTTAAGAAGCATCGCGTTCATGGACGCCTTGATTAAATCATATATATGCAATATGGCGAGTATTCCAAAGAAAAAATATTTTGTATTGCATAATGTAATACATAATACAAAACAACTCCCCTAACAATTCATGAATCGTCGTTGTCATTTCGTCCGTCAAACCTTGGAGGGCTTCAAATCTTATGGACCCATGCCGAAAGACTTGGTTGCAAAAGGCATACCGATACAAAAAAAAGGTTTTCTGATTTAGATGGTCGGAATGAATTCCCAGTTGAGCTCCTCGCATATTTTCTTCCAGATTTCGTCCTGTTCAATGCGCTTCTCTCGGTCCTTCAGCATGGGGAAATAGGACAGGAACTCGCGCTGGTTCAGCAGCTCGCACAGCTTGTACACGGTGTAGTAATAATTCAGGAAGTTGACGCGGTCTTCTGGACAGAACTTGGCATACGGCCCCTGAATTTCCATGAACAGGTTGCACAGCGTTTCCTCCAGTTCAGGCGACATGACGGGCGGTTTGATGCCCAGCTTCTCCTTGATGAACGGGATGTGCTCGTAGTACTTGTTGTATCCCAGCTTCTTCAGAATTTCCTTCGCCTTTTTGTCGGTGAGCTGCGTGTGCAGGTCAATTCTCTCCTTTTTAATTTGGTGTTTTATGTTTTCCAGAACGTCGGGTGGGATCTGCGTGGTTTCCTTGGCCTGGAACTGCGCCAGAATTTCCTTGAAGTGGTTGATGCGCTTGTACGCGTAAAAACACGCCTCCTTGGGCGGCTCCTTGTACGACGGCTTCTCGTTCTCCACCAGGTAGCTCACGTGTATGGAGCAGTTGTTGCACACCATGATGCCTTCATTATCAACGGGGATCATTTCGCCGGCGTGGCAGAATTGGCACACGTCGGTCTGAAACACGTACTTGCTGATGTCAATGTAGGACGGGTCCAAATTGGTCAAATACTGCTGCACGTTGCTCTGGTTCATGCGCTTCAGCTCGTCTTCTTTGGACACGCACTCCACGCGAAAAAAGTCGTTCAAGATTTTGGTCTTGTTGTTCCCGTTGCAGATTTGTTGCTTGTTTTCAAAGTAATCAAATATGATTTCGTTGTTGTCCAGGTAGTAGTTTTTGCACTCTCGCTGATGTTCGCGAATGGTGGCCCGCAGCTCCACAATCCGTTCCTGCAATTCAATCGCATTGCTTGGAGTTGGATTTGCGAGCAGCTGTTGTTTCAACGCCCGCTTGTCTTTCGCCAAACGGGGAATGGTCTCCGACTTTAGTTTTGCAATTTTGGCTTGGTGCTCGCGGTGCTTGCTGTCTAAGGTCACGATGCTTTTTTCATCAAGCGTGATTTTCTTGTTGGTTTTTTGCTTGAACGAGTTGTTGGGCGGAGACATGACCAGGGGGTGGGCAAAATGGACCTCAGTGGATAAGTTGATAAGTGTAATGCAATTTATATATTTAATATATTATTTAGCGTAATGTTAATCATATATTTATCATTTTATAATAATATTTAGGAATCAAGGGTGGATCAGGCGGAATCACAATGGAGCACGACCATTGCCGGTTGACCCAAACGGCATTGCCGGAACAGGCGTTGACCCAAATGTCCTTTTTATTCAAAATGTTAGAACAAAAATGGAGCATAAAAAAACGCAATGACGTGTACATTTTGAAACACGCAGATGGACATAAAATGACGTATACCAATGTGTATTTAGCGAGGTTGGCACCCACCCCCATCCTTGAAATTAAGCGAATTCAATTGTTGACATTTTTGCACAACGCGCTGGAAGGCGGATGGAACATTAAGAAACAATCCAACCCGGCCAACATGTGCAACAACTACGTGTTTGTGAAAAATCACAATGGGCAGTACAAAATGTACGAGGATGACGAATATTTGACCCAGTTCATGAAACACAACCTTAGTTTGGAGTCATAAATGCGCTGTCCACCCCAATTACATGATGTATGATTTAAATACACATATGTGTATTAAACCATGCAATTTGAGTTTAATTAATTTGTTTTCCCGAATTTTTTTTCTTTAGGCATATTATAACCAACAACAACTAAAATGGGAGGAGGATTGATGCAACTTGTCGCCTATGGCGCTCAAGACGTTTATTTGACTGGTAATCCCCAGATTACCTTCTGGAAGGTTTCCTACAAGCGTTACACCAACTTTGCCATGGAGTCCATTGAGCAGACTTTCAACGGCCAGGCCGATTTCGGTCGCCGTGTGACCTGCACCATTTCCCGCAACGGTGATTTGGCTTACCGCACTTACCTTCAGGTTACTCTCCCCGAGATCAACCAGCAGATGAAGGGCACCAGCCAGGACGGTGTGTATGCCCGTTGGCTTGACTTCCCCGGTGAGCAGATCGTCTCTCAGGTTGAGGTTGAGATCGGTGGCCAGCGCATTGACCGCCAGTACGGTGATTGGATGCACATCTGGAACCAGCTCACCCTCACCGTGGACCAGCGCCCAGGCTACTTTGCCATGATCGGCAACACCACCCAGCTTACTTACATTACCGACCCCTCTTTTAACGATGTTGACGGTCCTTGCCAGGCCACCGCCCCCCGCCAGGTTTGCGCCCCCCGCAACGCCCTCCCCGAGACCACCCTCTACGTGCCCTTCCAGTTCTGGTACTGCCGCAACCCCGGTCTTGCCCTCCCCCTCATCGCCCTTCAGTACCACGAGGTTAAGATCAACCTTGATATCCGCCCCATTGACGAGTGCTTGTGGGCCGTTGGCTCTCTGACTTGCGGCTCCGCCAATTCCGGTGGCAAGGTCGTCACCGCTTACAACCAGTCCCTCGTTGCCGCTTCCCTCTACGTTGACTACGTCTTCTTGGACACCGACGAGCGCAGGCGCATGGCCCAGAACCCCCACGAGTACCTCATTGAGCAGCTCCAGTTCACTGGCGATGAGTCCGTCGGTTCCTCTTCCAACAAGATCAAGCTCAACTTCAACCACCCCGTCAAGGAGCTCATCTGGGTTGTCCAGCCCGACAGCAACGTGGACTACTGCTCCTCCCTGGAGTGCAGTCAGCTCCTCTACGGCCTTCTCGGTGCCCAGCCCTTCAACTACACCGACGCCGTTGATGCTCTTCCCAATGCCATCCACGCCTTCGGCGCCAAGGACGCTACCTCCCTCACCTCCCAGTCATTCATCAACAACAACATGTTCAACGATGCTGGTGCGGTTGACATTGCTGGCCCCGGCTGGTTCAATGGAAACAATTGGTACTCTGTTGCCAATCTGGCTGGCAACCCTGGAAGCAACCCCGATGCGTTCAACCCCACCAACCCAGCCTATCCCAGTCCTTACTCCCCTCCTTACACCGGCGATGGTGCAGTCTTGCCCGTCGGTTGGGAGATCAACTCCGGTGTCTCCGATGCCGGCGCGTTCGTCCTCGCCGAGACCGCCCTCCTCCTCCACTGCTGGGGCAACAACCCCGTCGTCACCGCCAAGCTCCAGCTTAACGGCCAGGAC